GAGCTCGCCTTGCACCAGCGCTTTGACGCTGTTGAAGTCGGAGCTGGTCACGCTAGTCTCAGACAGCAAGTTGGCCAAGCCATTTGCGTGAATGATGATGTTGCGGCCATCAGGTGGAACATTGTTTTTGTCCATTAAGCGCTTGGCTTCGCGCAGCTTGGTAATGTTCATGTTGGTGTCAGAGCCACCAATGTCATTGCTGACTGTCAAGCTGGTGCTAGATGCAGCAAGTGCGTCCAGAATCATCTGATCTTGGCGACGGCCCATAGCGCCAGCAACAACTTGTACGAGCTCTTGACGCTCATCAAAATTGACCTTGGCTTGGCTGAAAATGTCAGAGTACTCTGCTGCGTTGTAATCAGCCAAAGTCAAAGTGACTGAGCTAAATGCAACATTCAGAGGTGTGACATCGGTTTGGGGAACGCGAATAGTTGCGACACCCTTGCCTACTTTGGGGAACTTAACAGTTGAACCTTCGACTCCACGACGCTGGCGAACCGCCGGAACCAACTTTGCCATACCTTGGTAGGCTTGTTTGACTTCCGCGTCGAAGAGAGTAACGAAGGCATTGCTTAAAGAAATGCTCATTTGGATACCTCATTCGGTTGTTGAAAAAACAGGGTTCTCGCGACGGTGAGCCTAAAAATTAGGGCCGAATGCTTGCTGGTATCGCCAGCCAATCGTCAGCATCCACTGCGGTAAGGGTCGGTTGCCCGGTGGGCCTTGGCCGGATTGTATGACTTTTTTGACAAAAGCAATAGGGGGGCTTGACTGTTGTACAAAAAAGACCCAGCCGAAGCTGGGTCAAAGGGCAACTGCTTGCCTTGGAGAGATTATTTAAAACTTGCTTGAAACATCTTTTCGACCTTGGTGCGGTAGCCGGGGTCGGTCTTGTAGCGTGGATCGTTGACCATTTGATAGAGCTCATCCTTGCTGGGTGCGCCTTCAAGCGGTGCGCTCTGGGTTGGCACCCTGCCCTCATAGGCCTCGCGCACCTTCATTAGAGCGGTGATGCCGCGAGCGGTGCCGCCCATAATTTTGAATTCCTCGAAATCATCTTTTGACCAGACACCCTTGTTGACCAAGCCGCGAGCCCAGTCAACCATGCCGTTCACGATTGCGCCACCGTTGGGGCCCAGCTGCTTCATCTCCACAGCCGGGTCAACCATGTCGCCTTGCATCAACTCACGCGCTTGGGTTTGCAAGTTGCCAACCAAGTCATCAAATGCAGCCTGCGACAGACTGTTGTCCTTTGCCCATGTGGCCAAGGTAGACGCAATGGGGTTGGTTTCGGCCTCTTCGCCAAAGGCTTTGAGGTCGTATTTGCCATCAGCTGGCGCTTTATGTTTCCCTTGGCTGATTTGCTTGCGCAGATCCGACCAAGATTTTGCAATGCCTTCTAGGTCGGGCTCGTTGGAGTCCTTCTTCCAGAAGTTTTCTGGCCAAAAGTCTGGCCGCTCCAAGGGATCATCGGGCTCAGACGCAGCCAATGCATCTGGCGCAACGGCTTTGTGGTCAATCTCTACGGCTTGTGGATTGGTCGGGGTGGTTTGGTCATTCACTTGCACGTTGTCAAGTAGGCCGGTTCCACCGGGCTCGACGGTTGCTGTGTCGTTCATAGTTTCCTTGCTGAGTTAATCCGCACCAAAATGTCCCTCACCACTGTCCTTTGCCCTTCAGCAAAGAACGCGTGAGAAGGGTCTGTGCCCGGCACGGCGATGGGCACATTCACATACATGTGCTGCAACCATTGCAGCAGCTTCTGGCCATCTTCTGAGCCAAACACCCGCAGCGTCAGCTTGGCCAAGTCTTCTCGTTTTTGGTCAACCTCGCGGATATCGCTTGGCTGGCCAATGGCTTCTAATTCTTCCCAAGACATAGCTATTCCTCTAACTTGTTATTCATCAATAAAGGTCTCTTTATTGATCTTGGGGTTAATGAAATACCAAGTTTATTTTCCGCCTCTTCCTTACTTGTTATTCCTAAAGAATCTGGATTTTTACCTGTCTCACGCATAAAATATTCTTTCCAAGCAGTAGGATGCTTTTCTGACTTTAGAGGCATGTCATCTTCTGTCGTTGATGGCCAATGATATTTATCTTTATCAAAAGGATCTCGCTCAGGCTTAATCCCGCTTTTCCAAGCTAAACGATAGTCATAGTCTTCTATATTTAAATCTGGCTCTTCGTTATAATCCTTAACAAATTCTTTAAACCAGTCTGTTTTTCTAATCCATATTTGGAAATCATTTTCTTCTGTTTCGTCTAGTTTTAAGAGTTCCATTACATGACTCCCTCTGGTGCTGGTAGTGCTTGCATACCGGCACCAGCTTGGGCCTGCATGGCCATAGCTTGTGCGATAGCTTGCTGCTGTTGTTGATTGCGCATCTCTTCCATAAGCACGGCTCGCTCGGCTGCGGTGTTGCGCACGGCTGCAGGCACGCCCAGCTTGTCGGCAAGGTAGTCCACCAGAATGTCGGTCTTGATGACCAGCTGGCCGTCGGTGCCCAAGCTCTGAGCAATTTGCATGTACTGCATGATGGAGTTGACTTCCTCCATGTTTTGCGCCATGGCCAGCGGGGCCACTGGGGTAACCTTGACTTCCAGCCCGTTGACCCGCAGCGGCATGTCGATCAGGCCACGCTCATCCATGACTTCCAAGATCTTGGCCGTGACGGGGATCATGGTCTCGTTGATCAAGCGGCCAAAGGCAGAGCCAAGGTTCTGGGCCAGCTCCTTCATGCGCTCGACAATCTCGGTGGCAGACCGTGCAGACATGTTGTCGGGTGGCAGCGACTCATCCAGCAAGATCCGCTTAATACTTGCCGTCATGTCGTTGATCACCAGCTGGCTGATATTGAAGTCGCCAGAGCGGGGCAGAGCCAGCAGGGCAGGGCCTTGGGATCCACCATTGCGAGCCACTGGGATAATGGCACCCGGCACAATCTTGACAGTGTTGGGGTTAAGCACACCGTCGTCTGCCGCTGTATATACACCAGCCACGGCCAGCGATGCGTTCTTGAGCAGCAGCTCTTTGACCTTGTTCAGCGTCTTGATGTCGGGCAGGGCAGTCATCAATGGGCCACGGCCATAGATCTCGCCAGCCACCTTCATGTACCGGCTGATCACCCACGGACTCATCTTGCGACGGCGGTAGACAATCTCAGTCTTAGATACCTTGTCGATAACGTGGTAACAGTAGTCGCCACGCTTGTGGTCATAGATCGTGGCCTCAAGCAACTCAATGTCATCAGTCGGCTTGTTCTCTATGCGGCGCTTTAGATCGTCTGATATCTCGGCATCTGGCCACTGGCGCTGGATGGACTCACCCTTCATACGCATGCGGCGGTAGACATTGTCCACTTGGCCGTTGGCACCCTCTTCATAGCTCACCAAGAACAGGGGCACGGGGATGAAGTTGAGCGGCTGCACATCGTCGCCGGGCTGCACCATCATGCAGGCGGTGCCTACCGCCAGATCCAGCAAAAACTCGCCCATGGCGATGTCAAAGTTGGACTGGTTCAGCATGGTGAACATCTTTTCTTGGTAGACCTCAAGCACGGCTTGGGCTTGCTGACGGCGATCAGGTGGAATGTCCGAGCCAGCCTCTAGCTTGGCCCACTTGCGCTGGGGCGGGAAGACTACAGACTGCAGCCGGTTGGCAAAGCGCTGGGTAGAGTTGATGGCGGTCGAGTCAAAGACGCGCTGCATCTTCTTAGATCCAGTCGCGCCGCCTTCCCACACGCCATATAGCTGGCGCTGGGGCAAGGCAAATTCGTAGGCATCTTGGTAGAGTTGCTGGAATTCATCCTTCTTGGCTTGGGCGGCGGTTTGCCGTTTCAAGATCTGCTCTGGTGTCAGGCGCATACCGCCGGGTGTATTCTTGTCGTATTCCATCATCAATCCTTTTGCAATTCGTACTTTTCCAACATGTTGCGGCCTTTGGCTGCCAGCCTTGCAGCTGCGCCAGCTGTGCGCGGCACCGGCTCGCCCCACGCATTGGCTGCCAGCGCCAGCCGGGTTGGCTTGCCCTTGTCATCCACCAGTGGGCCACTTGGGTTGGTGTAGAAACGGGTCAGGAATGATCCCTTGCGACGCAGCGCTTGGCCTACTGGGCTCTTGTCTTTGACACCCGGCTGTAGGTTTTCGCTTTCACCAGAGCGCTCAAACTTGCGCCGACCGGCTTCGGTCAGGCCACCCTCTGGATCCTTGTATTTGCTCACTTCTTTTCTCGCGCCGCAGCCATGTTGTCAACCAAGTTGGGGTATGGTCTGCCAGCTTTTGCGGCACGCCGCATGGCGTTGCGCTTCTCGGCTGATGACATTTCCTTTGGCTTACCAAGATCTTTGGGCCGAGGCTTGTCCCAGACCTCTTTCACTTCTTTTCCTTGCCAGCTTTAGACATGGCAATGGCCACGGCTTGCTTTGGGTTTGTGACCTTGTCGCCACTTGAGCTTTTCAGCTGACCAGCCTTGTATTCGCGCATGGTCTTGGCGACTTTGTCTTTCATCTTGCTTGATTTATCGTCATAGTGTCCGGGCATCATTCAGCTCCTTTTAACATTGGTCGGGTCATCTTGCGGGAAACGGCACCAAGCCTTGCGGCGCGGCGCTCGCCCACCTCTCGTTTGAATGTGCTCTCGGCTGCGGTGCGCTTTGTGCCGAACTCACCTTCGTCAAACTTCTCTATCTCTGGCGCAACCGGCGCGGTTGGCAGCGTGGGCGCTTTTTCGGTGAACGTCGGTATAGGCTTTGGCTCGTAGTAGGTGTAGGGCTCGCGCTTGGTTTCATAGCCAGCAAGGCCGAACAGACCATACCTTGGCTTCTTGGTTTCTTTGATGCCAGTGCGTTCAGTGACAGGATTCTTTTCAAGCTCAGCCAGCGTGGCGGTGTATTCGTCCAGCTTCTTTTGGTAGGCAGTCTTTTGAGTTTCGTAAGCAGGCAGCAGCGACTCTTTGTATGTAGCCATCTGAGCTTCAAACGGCTTCATCTTCTCGGCCACGCCAGCTTGGTAGCCGGTGAATGCTGTTTGGTACTCGCCGGTCAGCGCATCAATGTTGGCTTTGTACTGCTTGGCCAGCCGGTCAATGTCGGATGTTTTGCGCCGGGCGATCTGGCGTTGTTTGAATTGGGGCAGTGTGGCCATTACTGGATCCTCATGCCTGCGCTGCCTAGATCCATGCCCATGCCAAGCTCTGCATCCATGCGCTCGCCTGAGAGCAAAGATCTGCGACCACCACGGGTGCGAGCTCTGAGCGCAGATGCTTCTGCAGCTGCAGCTTTACGGCGCTCTTCGTCTGCAGCGGCCTGCACTTCCTTGGCTTTGTTCTCCATCTCCAGCTTGTTGGTCTGGTAGTTTTGCTGAGATGTCGCAAACTGTTCGCGAGCGATGTTGGCTTGCTGCTCAAGGGACGCGCCTTGCTTGGCATACTCAGCGGTTTGCTTGCCCAGCTCAAGTCGCATGGCTGCTTGGTCGGAAGCCTGCTGCGCCAGCATGGTGCGCTGGTCTGATTCAGCTTGTTGGCGTGATTTACGCGCCTCGCTGGCGGTATAGGCAGAACTCAAAAGAATAGCGCCAGCAATATAAAACGGCATAGTTAACCTCCAATCAGAACTTCATCAATCTTGTCTGCATCTGTCTCTTGTGTTGCGTGGATACAGAACCAAACACTGTCTTCATGGGCCGTGATGGTGTGATGCTGGCCAGCAAGAATGTTGATACAGGCAGGTGCCTTGTATTCTGTCCTCACTCCTTCAACCTCCACCGTCACATCGCCCTTGGCCAAGATACTCAGATGATCGTAGGCATGCGCATGGCTGACCGCAAAATGCTTTGCTGGCAACAGCATCTGCTTTGCATACAAGCCAGCAGAAAAATGATGCACCACACCCAAATCAACTTCGATCATATGCAAACGATTCTAATGATGTTTGTACAAGGGGCAATTACTGTATATCGTGGCGATATATAGCTCATGCAAACACATCGAAGTCGGTGCTGGCGCTGGACTGGCCCATGGGTCGGCCACCCAACTGGTGGGTGCGGGTCATTCGGTTGTATTCGCCGCCACCAAGCATCAGGTAGCCAAAGGAGTCACCAATGTGTGAGTGCTCGTTCTTGTTTGGCGCGTCCCGAAAGCGCTCTTGGCCAGCGCCGACCGCTATTCGCTTGAAGTGATAACCACCTGCAAGCGCTTTGCGCAGCAGCTTGCACTCGCGGTTGACAATGAGCCCCGGCTTGCCAGCAATAAGTCGCTGCATGGGCGCGGCAGAGGCCTCGCGGCGCACCTTGAAGTCGTTGCTGGCCGTAGGCTGAGCTCGCAGCCCCAAGGTTTTCAAGTGGTCAAAGGCGGTTGTCTCATAAATGGTTTCTCTGGCCATGCCTGCCGGGTCGCCCCAGACCAGAACTTGGTGATTTGGGTAACGCTGGTTCAGTTCAGCCAGCAGCTGGTGGCCAAAGCGCTCCAGTCCCATGTCAAAGGTCACGATTTCTTGGTGGATCAGCCACCTGCCGTTGGGCAAACGCTGTCCAATGGTGGCCGCTGGGGTCAATCCAAAGTCAAGCCCCACCTGTATGGGCACATTGGGCTCAATTTCAGTCTCACCCGACATGGTTGAGTCCTCATACTCTGGCCAAACGGGCCTGCCTTCTTGCACATAGGTGTATTCGCCCCCGGCATAGCAGCGAATCCAGTCCAAATTTTTGCCAAGCAACATTTGCTGGTAGTAGCCGGGCGGCAGGTTGTGGATATTCTCGGCCTTGGGGTTGACCTTCCACCACTTGCCAGACGCAAAGATGTGATCGTTGGCCTCTGGCATCTCAGGCAGGTTCTCAACGTCCACGGGCACCACGCCGCCGGGCTGCTTGAAGAACTTCCACGCATAGGCACCAGTCATCTTCTCCTTTTCAGCCATCCTGTGCCACCAATGGTCATCATCCATGGGGTTGGTATCCATCCAGATGCCGTGCCAAGTAGCCCCGCCATCGCGCTTGGTAGGATAACGGCCAACCCGGTGGGTCAAGCCATCAATGACGGCCTTGGGCAGCTCACGCGCCTCGTTGACCCAAGCGCCTGTGAGCTCCAAAGACAACAACTTGCGCACATCTTTGGGTTGATCAAGGGCAAGGAATATCACTTCGCAGTCAATGCCAGCTGCGCCCTCACGGGCAGGCAAGCGGATGTGGTGTGTGATGGGCGGTGTCCACAACATCGGCCCAAACGTGCCTTCTGGGAACAGGTCAAGCCATGTTTTGATGGTCGTTGTCTTCAGCATGGGGTAGCTGTTCCTGACAATCGCCCAGCGCGAATACCTGACGTTGTCAATAGGACTGGCCTTTTGCTGAACAGCTTTGATGAAGATCTTGGCTGCACACCCGTAGCTCTTGCCAGAGCCCACCGGCCCCATGATCCCCTGCACAAAGTTCTTGGACTGGATGAAGTCGTAGATCACTGGCGACTCGCTGAAGTCTAGGTTCAGACCGGCCATCGGCACGGTCTTGTCGCTCATCTCTTTGGTACGGCTCATGTGTTCTTATCCTTCAACATTTGCTCTGCAAATTTATAAAAAATCATCACTCGCTCTGGAGGATAGCCTCTGGCTTTGTATCCCAACCAACAAGTCTTAACCTCATTCTGTGTCAACCCAACCCATGTGCGCTGTGGTGGGGAGGTGTAGAGAGGAATAGTTGGTTTGAATCCGTGATATTCGTCCACCTCTTTTGTGTCCTCCCAAAACACCACATTCTTGTCAGGAAGTTTCCACGCCACAGGCTCTTGCGTCTGTGTCAATCTGCAATCAGGATGATGATCAGTCCACACACAATTTGTATCGCAAAACTGCTCTGGCTGTGCCAAGGCTTCTTTGATGGCGGTGATAGCTTTGTCTCGGTAGTGAATCTGTTGTGGGTGCTTAATGGCAGTGTGGTTTTCCAACGCATCAAGCGCCAGTTTCAATGCTTCTTGTGTCATGCTTCACCTCTGGCTCTGATTTCTGCCCCTAATTTCTTGAACCAGTCATAGAAACCTGAACCACCCCAAGTTCCGTATTCTTCTGCCAACTTTGCGCAGGCTTCCCTTTCAACGGCTGTTGCTTTGGCGGCTACAAGGTTGGCAAACATCTGTAAAGGTTCACCAACACCTGCCCAACACCATTCGGTGTCATTGCATAATTCTTTTGAGACTTGCATATACATCTCAATGATTTCATCTTGTGTCATGCTTCTCCCCTTGGTGCCACAACATTGATGTCAATCACAGACGGCTTCTCGCTGCCGTCGTCTGGGTTGTCAAGCAGTCCACTCGCCTTGGCCAGCAAGCGCAAGACACCCACCTTGTCATACAGCTCAATGTCCAGCGTGGAGTACACATTGCCGTCAGAGTCCTTCTTGCTGTTGACCTTGATGCTCTTGATCGCATGCAGCGCGTGCTCTGGTATATCGCTAGACCGCTTGACAGTCACATTGCCAGCCTCATCCCAAGACATGATGTCTGTCAGCTTGGTGTTAGCCATGGACAGCAACGCATAAGCCACAGCCTCTTTGTTGGCCACCAGCGTCGTGCTGCGATCCAGCCTGCGCTGCACAGACCTCACCCCGCCCCAGTTGGTCAGGGGAGGGATCACGCTTGACTTAGTCCTAGTCCTTGCCATCAGAACGGTATATCGTCATCAGTGTCCGGCACCACAGCCTTTGGCTGCGGCTGGGGAGCAGCAGCAAACACAGGCGCAGCAGACCCAGCACCAGAGTTGCTTATCTTGGCCTTGCCAACCTTGAGCTTGAACCAAACCGCGCCGTCAGGCTTCTTATTGACGTAAACATCAAGGAAGTGCTTCGTCCCGTCAGGCATCACAAACGTGCCCTTGTAGTCACCATGCCACGCCTCAGTCTTCTCAGCGTTCTTCCACGCCTTGCCCTCACTAGGCTTGATCTCGTTGTCGTTTGTCATAAAAGTCCTTTACATCATTGTCGTTGAAAAACTGGGGAAAATTTCGGGATGACCCCCACACGCAGTACGAAGGGGCAGGGGGGCAAGGGTATCGATTTGCGCACACGGCTGGCCACGCCCTGCCTGCCGCTGGCCACCAGCAAACACGCATGCCTGCCTGCCGCCAGCAGCCAGACACCCCTTGATGTGCTGAGCCTGTACAAAATGCATACGCTGGTATGCTGGTTGTACCCATGGGATTACAAGGCCTACAAGGCGCTGGCCAGCTGACAGGCTACCTGCGCCTAGACCTGCATGCTGTCGTGGCTGCATGGCACCAGCCAGTGGCTTGGCGGGGCATCCAGTCATCGGGCATCTGCCTGCAACTGCCGGATCCCTGCCGTGAGGACACGGCTGCTGGGCTTGATGCCCTCGGCTTGGTACAGCGGCAGCAGGGTGTCGAGCGCGTCCCTGATCTGCTGTGCAGACATGCCGTCTCTGAAAAGTTGCTGAACATCTTGGTTGTGCAGAACAGACATGTTGTCTTCTTCTTTTAAGTTAACTTCTTCACATGTTGTCTTGTTCCTTTGTTTTATACAACCCTCAGAGGTTGTGCCATAAAAGCCTTCAGGTTGTATCTGGACAGAGTTATCCACAGGCGCTGGTTGTGCTTGTTTGCTGTCTTGTTGTACAACCTCTGGGGGTTGTGCCTGCGATCCCTTGGTTTGTGCCTTTTGGATGGCTTCTTTCATGTTCCTGACTGTGACTGTTTCGTTTGATTTGGGCATGGTTTTATACCTCTTGATTGGTTGCTTGAGTACTTTGCTGATTGCTTGGGCGACTCTGCGTTGGCCCTCTGGATCTGGTTTGTCTGCTTCCATTGCTTGCTGCTCCTTCATGTAGGGTGGCCTTGTGTCTTCGATGGCGCTGGTGATGCTGACTGCGTCCTCGGCGCTGATGGTTGGGTCGAAGATGACACGCCACGTTGTGTGCCTTGCGCCGGGCATGGGCTTCTTGAGGATCTCTAGGTAGCCTGCCTTGGTCAGCTTGACAAGGTGCTTGCTGATGGCTTGCTGGCTGATGCCGAGCTTGTCTGCCATGGTCTTTTGGCCAACCCAAGTGATGCCAGACCTGTTCATGTAGCTGCAGATCAGGAGGAATGACCTGATCATGCCGGGTGTCAGCTGCTTGTCTGTGCATGCTCGGATCGGGATGACAGCTATCTTGCGCTGGTCTGGCAAGGGTGCCTGCTCCTTGATCTTTGGCCGCTTGGGCATGTTGAAGTGGACTGGCTCAGTCATCGCGTTCACTTGGATGCCTTCCATAGCTTGGTGACGTTGTTGGCCAGCTCATTGGCTGACTCTTGGCCACGCCTGTCCTGTACGCCCAAGATGTAGTCCCGCCGGCTGATCTGCGGGGTTGACTTGCGCGTGCGGTTGACAGTGACAGGCAAGGTGTCAAGCACCCACTTGGCCTCGGTGTAGGCGCGGTACTCCATGCTGTAGCTGCCCACGCTGGTGCCGTCTGGCAGCGTGATGAGCCGGGCATCTGGGTGAACCCTGCCGCATTGTGGGCAGGCCAGCTCATCGGCCAAAGACACGGGTGATGATCTTTTGGCCAAGACTTGGCTGCTCTGCTTGCCAGCGCCGCTCCATCTCAGCTATCAGCTGCCGGCGCAGCCAAGCGGCACCGCCCATCTGCTTGAATGCTTCCCTTTGGCTTGCAGTGACTCGCACCGTGATCTGTATCTGCTTGCCGGTGATATCACTTTGTGGTCTTGGCATCGTCGTCCTTCAGTATCTCTTCGTTTAGTTCGTAGGCAATGCGCCTGACCGAGTCAAGCAGCTCGCGCAGGTCGGCCACCGTGTTCATCTCGCGCTCAAGCGCGTGCTTGAGCAGCTCAATCTGGTGCTTGAAGTTGCGGATCTCGCCGTTGGCTTCTTGTGTGTCCCGCACGGTGCCTTCGTCATCGCGGAACAGTTTGACATAGCTGACATGCATCACTTTTTCTCCAAGAAGATCAGCATCAGCCACAGCACCACAAGGGTCAGCAGCGAGCCCAGCAGCATCAACGCAATAGCCCAGAAAATAGTCATCAACATGATTGCACCTCCAATGCCCAATGTAAAAGCGCCAGCGCGTCTGCCTCGTTGTCGTCTGTGACTGGATGGCCACGCAGCTGCATGGCCTCGACCATGTCTTGCTTGCCAGCGTTGCCCTTGCCCGTCGCATGCTTCTTGATTGTGCCCACCGGCACGCCTTGGTAAGGAATCTTGTGGTGCTCGCACCAGCTGGTCAGCGTGGCCATCAAGCCGCCGTAGACATGCGCAGAGTCAGTGCTGGCATGCCTACGCACCTCTTCAAAGTACACGGCCTGCAGCTCGCCACCGACAGTGCCCTTGAGCTCGGAGAGCCACTGCTTGAAGCGCAGGTAGCGCATGCCGCCGCCCTCATACCTGCCGGGCTTGAAGCTGGCCCAGCCGTGGACAATGCTGCCGTCCATGGGCCTGCATGCCCAGCCGGTGGTGGTGCCCAGATCCAGTGTCAGGATGGTTTCATTCATGGCCAAGCTCCGCAGGCTTGTCGCCCGTGGCCACCAGCGCCAGCTCAATCAGGTACGGCGGCACCAGCTGGCCATCTCTGACCCTGTCCAACAACTTGTGTGCTTCTTGTGGTGTCATGGCTGGCGCACCCCGGAGAGGAACCGCTGCAGCCGGGGCTGGAGCTCACCGTAGCGTGGCTGCAGCTGCTCGCGCACGCACTGGTCGATCAAAGATGACACGCTGCGCCCTTGGTCAACAGCTGCCTTGTCAAGCAGCTCCCGCGTGGCTGGGTGCAAACGCATAAGGAAAGGTTTGAGTTTAGGTTTCATGGGCGCTGAGTGTATATCTACCTGATACCGCCTGCCCAGCCAAATGTGTTGTATTAGGGTAACTCCCTAGAAAATACTTGGTTTAGGTACTTCCAAAGCGATATACAAATTGTGATATAGTTCGTTCATGTTCAACAGGCAGATAAAGCCTAAAGGAGTTCAACATGACCACTTACAAGATCATCAAAGGCTACAGCGAGACCTTCACAGGCCGCATTGTCGCTGTTTGGCATTTGACTGACGCAGCTGACGGCTACATCTTCGACACCTTCAGCCGCAAGTGCGATGCCGTGGCACGCATGAAGGCTTGGATCAGCGAAGTGGGGGCTTGATCATGACCACATTAGCCCAACAGATCCAAGACATCGAGCGCCAGCTTGTTGTCATTGAGCACACAGCTGCCAACTACATTGGTGGCGACAAGGCCTATCACTCTGGCCATCAGACCTACTTAAAGCCTGCAGCACAGCGCAAAGTTGACTTGCTCAACAAGAAGCTGGACGCATTGCTTGACCAGTGCGAGGCTTGATCATGTCCAAATTCGTCGCCTACTACCGCGTTTCAACCGACCGCCAAGGTCAGTCCGGCCTCGGCCTTGATGCCCAGCGTGCAGCTGTGGCCAAGCACATCGGCACCGCCGAGCTGGTGGCCGAGTTCACCGAGGTCGAGTCTGGCCGCAAGAACGACCGCGAGCAGCTGGCTGCAGCTCTGGCCACCGCCAAGCGCACCAAGTCCATGCTGGTCATCGCCAAGCTCGACCGCCTTGCCCGTAACGTGCACTTCATCTCTGGCCTGCTTGAGTCCGGCGTACCCTTCGTGTGTGCCGACATGCCCGAAGCCGACCGCACCTTCTTGCAGATGATGGCCGTCTTTGCTGAGTGGGAAGCACGCAAGATCAGCGAGCGTACCAAGTCAGCGCTGGCGCAGGTCAAAGCACAGGGCCGCACCCTCGGCTGCCCAACACCCCAGATCGGCTCAGCCATCGGCGTGGCCAAGATCCAAGCCAAGGCCGACAAGTACGCTGAGCGCGTTGGCCCCATCGTGCGCGACATCATCGCCAAGTCTGGCGCCGACACCATGCGCGATATCGCGGCAGCCCTGCAAGCACGCGGCGTGGCCACACCACGCGGCAATACCAACTGGAACGCCTCACAGGTGTCCAACCTTCTCAAACGCATCTAAGGAGCAAGCACATGGTTCAAAAATTCAACACCGGCAAAGTGATCATCGGCTCATGCTATGAGCTTCCCCTGACCCCAGAATCAGACCCCGACATGCTGCGCCTGCAGCGTGCCCTGCTGCCACCGCCACACCCGCTTGAAACCAGAGCAGCTGCGGCTGCCGACATGGTCTTGTATGTGGTTTCAGCCATCGGGCTGGTTGTGATCATCTTCGTATGAAGGTTGGCCAGATCATCCGAGATGTGCAGCTCGACCTGTTTGAGCAGCGCGATGCCGACTTCTTGGCCCGGTGCCGGGCGGTCGCAGCCGAGGTCTGCCGCCAGCATGGCAGCGTCAGTATCAATGATGTGCGTGAGCGGATCCAGATCCCCGCGCACCTTCACCCATCTGTTTTGGGCGCGGTCTTCCGCACAAAGCAGTTCGTCAAGGTTGGCCTCGTTGAGGCCAATCACCCCCAAGCGCATGCCAGAGTGGTGCGTGTTTATCAACTACAGGAGTAAAAAATGGCAGGCAAACTAACAGACGACAAAGCAATGAGCGCATCGCGCTTACCCGGCCTCATGGGCTTCAGCAAGTACAGCACACCCAATGATGAGCTGCAGTTCAGCATCAACGCCATTGACGGCAAAGAGCGCCCCGACATTGGCAACGAAGCCATGGGCTGGGGCAATACCTTGGAGCCAGTCATCCTGATCGAATCAGCCAAGCGCTTGGGGCTCACCGACTATGACACCCAGATTGGCCAAGCCTACACACACAACGCTGTGGCCCTGTCGTGCTCGCTGGATGGCATTGGCTTTGGGCTTGGCCAAGAGATCTTCACCGACCCCGACAAGGGCCTGTATGTGGTTGGCCAAGACTCAATCATTCTCAATGGGCCCGGCGTGCTGGAAGCCAAGCTCACCAAGATGATGCCCGAAGATGTGCCCCACCTTGCGCGTGGCCCCATCCAGCTGCAAGGCCAAATGCTGATCACCGGCCACAAGTGGGGCGCGGTCTGCGTGCTCTACCAAGGCATTGAGCTGCGCGTGTTCCTGTTCGCCCCGCACAGCGAGACACAAAAAGCGATCATCAAAGCTGTGCTGGCCTTTGAGCACAAGCTGCAGACCTACCGAGACAGCGGTGCCATCGACTGGTACCCGCCTGAGACAAGCAAGGAGATGGATCGCATGTACCCGCAGGCCGTGGCCAAGGAAGAGATTTCCCTTGACATGCAGGCCGAGCGCTTGGCCGAGCAGCTGCTGGCTGCCAAGTCTGTGGTCAGAGAAGCCGAGGCCTCAATTGACAACGCTGAGAAGCAGATCAAGGAGCTGATGGGGCAGGCTGAGCGTGGCCGAGCTGGCCGCTTTGTAATTAACTGGCCCATGCGTAATTACAAGGCGGCAGCCGAGCGCTTGGTGCCAGCCAAGGAAGCCTACTCTGTGCGCCAGTCCACGCTGACCATCAAGGAGCAGTCTTGAACCTGCAAGGCAGGCCCGACATCCAGCAGGCCTACGACGCAGCTGTCGTGGCCATGCTCAATGCCACCGGCTGCACCGAGCCACAAGCCGAGGCCTTTGTCGAGGCTATGGCCCACCTGATTTTCACCACCATGCAAACCTACTTAACTGAGAGAGAACCAAATGGAACTAACCACCACTAACCGGGGCTTTGCTCCGGCCACCCTCACCGAGGCCATCCAATTCAGCGACATGCTGGCCAACTCCAGCATGGTGCCCAAGGCCTACCAAGGTAAGCCCCAAGACATTCTGGTCTGTGTGCAGTGGGGCTATGAGATGGGGCTGGCACCCATGCAGGCGCTCCAAAACATCGCGGTGATCAACGGCAAGCCAAGCGTGTACGGCGACGCAATGATGGCGCTGGTGCAGGCCAGCGCAGTCTGCGAAGACGTTGAAGAGTTCTTTGAGAACGAAGGCACGCCCAACCCGGTGGCCGTCTGCATTGCCAAGCGAAAAAATCGCAAGCCGGTTGTTGCCAAGTTCAGCGTTGAAGATGCCAAGCGAGCTGGCCTGTGGGGCAAGCAGGGCCCATGGTCGGCATACCCCAAACGCATGATGCAGATGAGAGCTCGCGGCTTTGCGCTGCGCGATGCCTTCCCTGATGTGCTCAAGGGCTTGATCAGCGCCGAGGAAGCACAGGACTATCCTGATGAAGCCAAGCCCCAGCCTGTGGCCAAGCCAGCCAACCCGTTGGATCTGGTGGCCAAGCCGGAGCCCGTGGCCATACCCGCGGCCACCAGCGATCCAGTCATCATTGAGGCAGCGTTTGCCGACACGGTTGAGCCAGAGCTGGTGACAGTTGAAGCTGAAGAGCTGCAGCCTGCTGACACCGTGGCACGATTTGGTTATGCCTTGATGGTGCCCGGCAAGGAGGAGCCCTTCTCAGTGCATGAGAGCTTGGATGAGTGGCAAGATGCCTACGAAGATCTGGCCGACAAGACAGCGAGAGCTGGCAAGCGGCCAGCCCGTGAGCGCATGACCGCGTTGAAGGAACTGCGCGTAGTCAACGAAGAAACCATCGCACGCATTGACATGGTCAAGCGGATCCGGCACACGGCCAGCTACACCCAGCGCATCAAAGCACTGGGTGCATCGCAGGGTTAAGCTACCACCAAGCCGGGGAGATATTGAGTCTTCCCGGCGACCTTGGTGGCCGTCAACACTTGAGCCTTTAGGGCCTGTGGGTTATAAGAGGCATGCACCCACCCGCTGTCAGGTACTCCGGGCTGAAAAAATTCAAGGATCAATTGACTAAACTCAAGGTTCTCTTGCACCCAACGTGCCAGTTCATCATTCGACACGCCATCAATTTCAAAGTCAACTGCTTGGCCCTTGCAATGGTCTGAGGTTGCAGATCCACCCGTGAGCCGGTTCAATTCTGCACAGCGAAACGCACTATTGATCCGAACTGGTTTGCCATAGTGGTCGCGCACTGGCTGCAAGATCTTTTCGCACAGCAAGCGCAGCGATTCAATCTGCTCTTCGTTTGGCTGGTTGTCAACGTCATGGCGCACCGCAGTCTCTGACTTGGTGAGCTCCTTGAGGGTAAAGTTTTTTGTGAGGTTCATGGTTTCCTTTCAGTTGTTGGCCAAGAGTTGGTCAGGGTTCTTGCGTCAGTGGCGTGTCCATCAGCTTTTGTCGCCAGCTCTTCAAGAGCTGCAGCACATTGCTCGAATACGGCTGTGGCGGTGGCGGCGTAGTCTCTTGCGGAGCTGCAGGTAGCTGTGGGCAGGGCGCTGGTGGCGGCGTTGATCTGGTTGCGCAACCCGTCACGCTCAGCGCGAGCAGCAGCAGCAGCGGAAGCATTCTCTTGAGCACGCTTGGCCGCGAGTCGTAGTGCGTCATCTTTTTTCCTTTGCATCTGGGTGGTTTCTTCCATGGCCTGCGCGGTGGCAGCAGCCACAGCAGCCGAGTTGGCAGCTTCGATCTCTGCGATCTGCGCATCCTTGCGCCAGCCCTGCACAGCAAAGCCAGACGCAAAGGCTGCAGTCAGCATGACAGCAGCAATGGCCATCTTAAGCATCGTTCATCTTGCCTCGGATGTATGCAGTGGCGGCCATGAATGCGACCACGATGGTGCCCATCGCAGCTGCAAAGGTTGTGGCCAAGCCCATGATCAGCTGCACCCGTGCATCAGTAATGTAGGGCAAGCACAAGAACATGATGATCAGGAAGGGCAGGCCCATGGCCACCCACGCCATGACTCGCTGCTGGTCGGCCAGCTTGTCCATGTTTTCGATCTGCATCATGCGCTCTGATTTGGACAGCTCGTCGTCAGTGACAACGCCGTCGCCATCAGTGTCAAACGCTGCGTATGTTGAATTCTTTTCTAGCTGCTTAGTCATCTTTGTTGCCTTTCCTTTGTTGATGTTCCACTTGCCGTCTAAGTTTTTCGAGTTTTTCCAACGCCACTTTCGTTTCGTTCTTTGTCTCTAAGGTGTCGAGGTACAGCATGGCTATCAGCGGCAGCATCAGCCCTGCAAAAACACAAGCTGCGATCCACCCGATCATGTCTTCCCCCAGCGATTTATCAGGAGAAGCCACAACCACAGGTAGAGGAGGAATAGGATAGTCACTACTGCTGCGGCCAGCTTGGCTTGCACGTTTCTCTCTTCTTGCCGTAGTTGCCATGCCTCTTGCCGTTTCTTTGCCTCTTGTTTCAGTCTTGCTTTTTCCTGTTCCTCTGCGATGACTTCCCGCATCTTGAAGACCTCGCTGTACAAGGCACCCATGCCGGGTGTCTGGTACACCATGATCTCGCGGATCTCGACCTCAAGCTCTGACATCTGCTGCAGCGCCAGCACGCGGTTCATGGCAGCAATGTTGTGGTTCTGATCTGGGTCGTAGACTGCCTTGCTCTGCTTCTCCTCAAGTCGGATCTTGGCCGCTAATTTTTCTTGAAGCGTGAAAAACTCGCTGATATGTTTGACAATATCTGCTTTGATTTTTGTCTCATCAACAGCAACGTACTTAGAGTTATTCTTTGAGCGTGCAGCCACAGGAGTTGGCTTTGCAGGCTTACTTTTTCCCTTGAAAAATGCAATGATTGGGCCAAGGAACCCGCGTGCCTCTTGAGCAATTCCAGCAACTTCGTCATAGGTTTCCTTTATCTCCAGATAAGAATCCTTTGCCTGCTTGTAAAGCTCGCACCCCTCTCGGATGTTCTTCACCAAGGCGACAGCAGCCAGTGCAATGGTGAGCGGCATGATGCATCACAGCTTTAACACCAGCGTCATCAACATGCCGATGATGGCTGCGCAGCTGCCGATCAGGATGTGCTCAATGCGTTTGAGCCGAGCGTTGATGCTGTCGTAGCGAAACTCGCACACCTGTTCGTGCGTGTCTAGTCGGGCTTCGACGGGTGTCATGGTGCAGGCTCAGTGGGCGCTGGTGTTGCTGCCGCGTCTGCAAGTGCTTGCGCTTCGGCAGCCGCTACTGCCGCATCATGCGCTGCTTGTTCTTCAGCGGTGTACTCAACGATTGAGGTCACACCTGTCTCTACATTTACAACGATTCTGTGTGTCATGGCATTGCCGCCTTAATTTGTTCAGTTGTTGTTGCCGAATCAATCGCTGTCTGCATGGCGGCGTACTTGGTTCTGACTGCCGCCCTTGCCGTCTCTGCCGCTGTTGCTTCAGATGGAATTGTTGCCTTGATGTCCAAAGGCGCAAACTCAGCAGATCGTGCTTCTCTGCGCTTGTCATGAGCAATGGTCTTGGCTTTGTCAATGTTGATGGTAATCACTCTAAATACTCCCATGCGTTGCGAAATGTGCGGTCTGATGGAATGTCAGCAACATCCACGATCTTGAATGGCTTGCCTTCAGGAATGTCCTTCATCGCGGCTTCAACAGATTCAGCGGGAACAATGATAGCCACGCCGCCATCGTCAGTTGGATAAATGATTCTTGAGTTCATGGTGTCACCTTATCTAATAATTGCAACTGTTGTTATATCTGAGTCTACTTTAGCATTTGCAGTGTCTATTGGCGTAATGTTTACTGAACTAGTTGCAAAACTACGAGCAGTAATACACAACATATTTACTGCTGTTCTGCTTCCCCCGCCAACAACTGAATAATTTGCATCACTCATTGCTGTGGTGAAGTTGACTGTATAGTCACCTGTACCATTGTCTGTTATTGAAGTTACATTACCACTTGCACGAATTGCCACAGTGCCTGTGCCGTTGAAGTTCACCCAAGCGCGGCATGAGTAGTTGATGCCATCAATCGTTGTCGATGGGTTTACAGACCCACCAGCGTTTGTCGTGACACCTGCTGATCCATCAATTGTTACGGACATGATTTAACCCTCATATATGATATTTACAGAACCGGCATCGAAAGTATCTGTGCCGCCTGATGTTGTTATGCGAACACGATCTAGAGTGGCAGAAAGAGACTTAGATCCGCCCTGTATATAAATGTTTGCTCCATCACTTCGTCCTACAGCCCCCATTGCTGTCCAAGTGTTTGTACTAGAATTAAGTAAATTAAGAGCAATACTTCCGTGTCGAACACTCGCTGCTGCGCCACCATCTTCTATAAGAAAGCCCGATGAATTATTTGCCCCAGCAGTGCCAGCACCTGTTCGTCCATTTGTGCCTAAATACCCAGTTATTTCAACCCCACCAGAGTCGCCAATCTGCATGGTCACAGGAGAAGTTCCATTAGTGCTTACACCCTCAAACATCACAGTAATACGCTTACACCACGCAGGGATGCCAGTGAAGTCAATCGATGTCCCACTGGTAGATGCAACAGCAGTTCCTGAAGTAATCCTCTGCAACTGCGCCCGAGACGCATTGCTGTCAGTGCCAAAGAATTGACCGTTGTATTCGATGTTGCCAGCGGCTGCTGTACCGATCAGCGTGTCAGAAGTTAAAACAAGTATTGACATGATTAAGCCTTCAGGTTACTGAGTTGTTCAGTTGTTGTGCATGAATCAGCCAACTTGGTGATGTCACGCAGTCTTTGCTTTTCAGCCACGATTGCTGTAGTGGATGCGTTTGTTTCTAACGCTTTTTGAAACGCTATATCTTGCGCCGCCAATAAAGGCTCACGCTCAGTGCGTAAACGATTCTTGGTTATCTCTTTGGCTTTGGTAATGTTGATGGTGATCACGCTGTGTACTCCCATGCGTTGCGGAATGTGCGATCTGTCGGTATGTCAGCGACATCAACGATCTTGTAGGGCTTACCAGCAGGCACAGATTTATCGGCAATTTCCTCAATGGATAAACCGCATTCTGATGCTGGAATGACGATTGACACACCGCCATCGTCATTAGGGTAAATGATTCTTGAGTTCATAATTATCCTTATCTGAAAACGGCAATTGAAACAGTTGTGGCATCAGCGTTTGCTGAGTCGCTTCCAGTGACAAATCTAAGAGATCCAGCCGCGTAAGTGCTTATCTTTACATACATATTCCCTGCGGCGTTAGCAAGGCCGGTTGCTGCAAAGTTTGCATCGGTCATGGCCGTTGTAAAGTTGACTGTGTAATCCGCTGTACCATTATCAGTAATACTTGTCACATTAAATGACGCACGAATAGTTACCGTACCTGTGCCTGCAAAGTTGACCCAAGCACGGCATACACCCACAGTTGCATCATTCAGCATAGTGCCTGTAGTGGCTGGTAAAGTCAGTGTGGTAGTTCCCGAAACAGCAGGCGCAGACAGCGTAATCGCCCCGCTGGTGTCTCCCGAAATAATTACTGATGACATTATTGAATCTCCTTATCAATCATAAAACCACCCACCTTGCACCGCTCGGAATAGTAACCGTTACCCCGCTATTAATAGAAATTGGGCCAACAGAGTGAGCGCTGTTGGATGCGGTGATGCTGTAGTTTGTAGTCACGGTGCGTGTGTTCTCATAGAACACTGTGTCACCGCCACCGCCAGTTGCACCACCACCCACTGAAGACCATGCAGTGCCGTTGTAACCTTCAAACTTTGCAAGACTACTATTGAACCTCAAGTAGCCAGCGCTGGGTGCGCCATCTCTTTGAGCAGTAGTACCGGCTGGCAAATAAGCAGCGCCAGTGGATGAAGACTGAGCCACGAATCCAGCGCCTGATACATACGCAGCCACCCAAGCAGAGCCTGTGTACAAGCGCATCTCAGGCACCACAGTGTTGTAGTACAAGGAGCCAGCAAGCAAAGCATTGCCGTCGTTGTCTAAAGCTGGGTTGCTTGATTTGGCTCCAAGGTAGCGATCATCAAAGTTGTCGTATGCAGCCAAGGCCGAGTCTCTGGCTGCCTCTGCTGCGGTCTGTGCTGATGCCGCGCTGCTGGCTGATGCCGACGCATTGCTGGCAGACGTACTGGCAGCAGACGCAGAGCTTGCCGCATTGGTAGCCGATGTGCTGGCATTGCTGGCTTGCGTTGTCGCGGTGCTTGCAGACGCTGTTGCGCTGGTAGCTGATGTACTTGCATTGCTTGCGCTGGTCGAAGCATTGCTGGCCGAGGTCGATGCGTTGCTGGCCTGAGTAGTTGCTGTGCTGGCCGAGCTGGTGGCGCTTGATGCTGAGCTTGATGCCGAGCTTGCGCTTGATGCTGCAGCAGTGGCGCTGTTGGCAGCGTTGGTTGCATAGGTAGCAGCGTTGGCAATATCAGCCGCGCTGATGCCCAGCGTGGGGTCGCCATTGGCATCAAAGGCCAGCGTCTTGTTGGCACGGTCTGCCGCCCTTGGTAGAACCATGTCAATCGTGGTCGGATCAGTCTGAGGCGCAACCAAAGCTCGCTGCAGTCCTTCAGCATTCTGCTGGGCAAAGATGGTCTGCTGGTCAAGCTCGTCGTTCAGCGTGTTGGCAAAGAAGTCGCCGCCGGTTGTGAAGTCAGTGGCACGCGCAATGGTGCGGTTGCCGACAATGGCGTACTGGGTTGGAGAGGTTGGCGACAGCGCCAAGCCAGTTGCTGTAATGGTCACCGAGCCGGTGCCATTGGCAGCAATGCTCACCGTGTAGTGGGTAGTCAAGGTGAGCAGCACATCGTCCTTGTACACGGCGATGTCGGTGTTGGCCAAGATCTCAAAGGTGAAACTATACGGGCCAGCGCCACCAGCGCCACTTGGCGCATACACTGTTCGGCGGGTTACGTTACTAATAGGCACTGGCATGATGCAATCCTTCCTGTTGGAAATTGTACGTTTTTAATCTGTTTCAGTCCACGGCCAAAGGTTCGCGCTTGATCCGCTGATACTGCTGCAAGGCAAGCTCTCTGTTTCGAGCAATTTGCGCAGCTGCATCTGGATACTTGGCGGCAAACACGGGGTTGGCCACAGCCTCATCTCGGTAGTCGCTGACAATGCCAGACAACTTCCCAGCAATTCCCTCATAGGCACCACGGTTCATTTGGTCAGCAAACTCAGGGGCAACCAAGGCCTCGGCAAACGCGCCTTTCATAGTGGTGCCATTGATGATTGTGTTGTTCATCAACAGCAGCATGTCTGAATACTCAGCATCACTCAACTGAATGTTGGCTACTACCTTGCCGGGCTTGTTGACCGGCATTCTTTGGCGAGCCCTTGCAATTTCAAGGATCTTGCTGTCAATAGGGTCAAGATCTTGTACCTTCTTGTTGAAAGGAAAGACCAAGTTCATTGCCCCAGTCTCACCAACCGTCACCTCTTCACCGTACAAGTTACGCTCAACCGCTTGGCTTGTTGACAAGATCGGGGTCTTGGCCAGCCAGCTGCGGAACATGAAGTCAAAGTATTTGGTTTCAGCTGGCAGGGTCGGGTCTGGTGACACCGAGCGCTTTTCTGGATCAAGAATGTTTTCAATCAAGCGCAAGCTGGCAGCTCCCGGCACCGGCACCGGCACCACACCCCCAGCAAAACTTTGGCTCATGCTGCCAAAAAACTTGACCGCTGCCGCATTAGCTGATTCACCTTTTGGATCTCGATTGACATGCTCAATCATGGTGGTGAAGTCTGACAAGCTATTTAAAAACGGCAGCTCGCCAATGTACTTAAACGGCAGCAAAGTCGAATACAGCAGCAGGTCGTGCCACTCATCATCGTCTTCCTTGCCGTACACAGCGCCGATCTCTGCAAGCGTTGCGGCCATACCCAGCATGCCGCCAATTGGCTCAAGACCTGCGTAGCTGCGGTAGACAGCGCGGCCATTCTCATCCTCCCCTGTCTTGCAAGAGAACGGCTGCCATCCAGTGTTTTCGCTTAAGAACTTGCGGCGGTTTGGATCAGTTGGGCCAGCCCCAGTGCATGTCCCATTCAGCGCCAAGTAGTAACCCAAGCCCATGAACGACGCGCCCATGCTGGCTTTGCCCAGTGCCATCTGACGGCGAGCGCCACCAGCGGCAATGTCTTCGCGGATCTCCTTGAGCGCCAGCTGGCCAACCGGCGTGCGAGCCAGCATCTGCTTTTGCGAGTTGATCACCACCTTGATAAACGGGGCCAGCACTGTACCAACTGGGCCAGCATCATTTCGGAATTTTTGCAACGCATTACCAAAAGAACCTAAGTCAGACTGCAGCGTTCCTTCGGTAGCAGCTTGGTTGACTTTTTCCATGATTCGCGCATCAGGGCTTGTGATCTGCATAGCCATGCCATCCAGCGCGGCGTTCACGTTCACCCCGTTGTCCATGGCGATCAATGCCTCGCGAGCAGCCTGCCTGCGAATTTCCATGGTGGACAGCTGGGCCTTGCTGAATTCATCAGCGGCCAACATTGCACGCGACCACAACCGCACAGCCTTGCCCATGAAGTCCACCGCCTGCGCCGTGGGGCTCTCTGGGTCAGCAAACAGCTTGGCAGAGATGGCAGGGTCTGGCATCTTGTCCATGTCGCGGCCAGCTTTGTAGACTCTGGTGTCAGTTGCAAACGCTTGACCCGCAGCCTTTGCGGCCTTGGGTAGGCTGGTAAAGAAGTTGGCCATTTCAATGATGGCCTCGCTGACCATAACCTCGTCGCTGCTCTTGCTACCAAAAATGGGAGTGATTACCCTGTCTATTGTTTTGCCAGCGGTGGCCGCAAAGATAGTGTCAAACGGGCGAGCCAGCGTCATCACAATGTTGCCAAAGAATGCCCTCTCAATTGGCGCAGGCGACAACAGCAAAGATGAGTAATACAGCTCTTGCCAGATCTCTCCCAGCTTTTTGGTGGTGCCGCCAGCCAGCTCTGTAAATCTAGCCTGCTGATCCATTGATAACTTGCTGTATGAATCGGCCAAGTTCTTGAGGTTGGCGCGGCCACCCATCTCTTGCAGCAGAATGTTGATCTGGTTGGGGTCGGACAGGCCAGTGCTGCCATCAACCGGCAGCCTAAAAGAACGCAGAGCTCTAGCAGTTTCAGTCTGAGCTGCTTTGAGCCGCATCTGAATGGCGGCGTGGGTTGCCAATGAGTTGCGAAACTCAAGCAGCAGCTTGTCATCCTCGGTGCCAACAGGCATTGCTTTAATCTTGTCAGACAGTTTGCCTAAGTTATCAGCAGACTTGACCAGCAAGTGGCGTGCGGCCAGCAGCTGCTCTGCGTTAAAGGTTGCGCCAGACCGAGCCTGCAACAACTCAGGCGCAATGTTCAAGCGAGCAGCCATGTCTTTGAGCGCTTCATCTCCCAGCACACCGCGCTTCTCCGCGTCGATCTGTTTGGCAAACACCTTGCTGGTGGCATCGATCATCTTGTCGATATCTTCCGGCGCTTGAATGTTGTTTAGGTTGAAGTCAATGCCAATGGCTGGCGTGTCGGCACCAGACAAGAACTTGATTGTCTGCGCCTCATCAGCTGGGACAATAAACACACCCGGCACGGCCTCATCAGCCAGCTGGGATACCGGCTCAAAAGTAGCTTGGATTGCTGCCTGCATTTGCTCTGGGGTAGCAGGCGGCAATGGCTGCACTGCTTGCGGTTGAGCTGGCGCTGGCTTTGGCGTAAGAGCTTTTTTGATTTTTTGCACAGCGCCCGGCACAGATTCTTTTTGTACCTTGGTGGCCGCGTCGGTAACCGTCTTCTGCGCTGCCTCAAAAACAGCTTGCTCTGCAGCGTTTGGTGCAAGCTGCTTGGTTGGCTTGACAGACTGCTTGAGTACTTTAAAAACATTGCCAAGGCCAGCCACCTGCACCGGCTCTTCAACAGGCGCTTCCTCTGGCAATAATGGCAAAGGCACTTCAGCTGGCATGCCGACTTGCTTGTCGGCGATCATGTCGCTTAAGCGGCTTTCAAGTGGTGGTATGGCCATTATTTAGCTCCAGAGGTTGGAGCGCCACGGCCCCGTTTTACTGTTGTTGCTGGCGCAGCTGGCGCAGCTTGTCCGACACCGACGGTATTCCCTGCTCCTGCAGCGCTTGGCGGTTCTGCTGCAATTTGACCCGCATTGCTGCGGCCTCTAGCTCCAGCGAGCTCGGCGGCTGTGAAGGGGATTCCTCTGGCATTGAGTAAGGTTTTTGCTCCATCTGAAAAACTCTCCGATCTAGCAGATTTGATACCCAGATTGTAGTACAAGCTCTGCTCGTAGTACCACAACACAGCTTGGTTGGCCTGTTCGTCCAGCTTCATATTTTCTGCAACCGAGCGGTTCCAGACTTTCATCACAGATCGCTCAGACTCATTGCGTGGCGTATCAACCAATCCTTGATCGCTGAGCGGGCCAGTGGTTAATGTTCCAGTATGGCGGTTGTAGGTTCGGCTAAACCACTTGTCGGCGGTTGTTTCCTTGATGCCGTTAAGGTTTAAGAAGAATGCGCCGCCCTTTTCACCAATGATGAATGCGCCCATCTTCATGTCTGATGCCTTGCCGGGGATACTGGAATCTTTGTATAACCCAGAAGCAGCCTTCATCTCGCTGATTTCCTTGACTGTGTGGGGCGTTAACAGCCACTCGGCATAGTTATCCATACCCATGGTGCCCATCAAGAACTCATGCAACTTAAGTTGCTTCTCCATAATTGGCCCTGTTGTCCCGCCCCATAGCTTTCCATTGTCTGGGTTTCTAGAAGGAACTTTTCCAGTTTTCATCATGTCTTCAGTGATGCGCATTGCCACAGACCAGTTCTCAGATGCTCGCTTGTTGTAGCTGGTTGACGCTGCAAAAGCTGTGGCCATCACCCGCAATGGTTCATCGGTCGCAAGTTCGGGAACGATTTTTGACCCCAAGGCAAAGGCTTGGAATACATCATCTTCGTACCATGTTGCGCCACTGATTGGCTGCGACATCTGATACTCAGCCTCGGCACTGGCCGAGTCAACCATCTTGACCAAGTCTTTGGGCTTTGTTGGGTCAAGTGTCTTTCCATTGTTTAAAGACAGCTGAGACTTTTCAAGCACTAAGCCAATATCGCTAACAGTCAATGCGCCTTTCCCGCCAGTGCCTTTAATTTCTGGCTTTGTCAATCGCAACGCAACCGATGGAGCCCGCTGCGCTTGAGGCAAGAATGTATTCAATGCCGGATCATTTGCAACGATGTCAACAGCTTTTGGCAGCTCAACTTTTGGATTGAACTTTGATGGCTCCACAATTCCAAGGCCACGCACTGGGGCACCAAGTCTTTCAGCGCTTTCAATGATCATCTCTGCTGCTTTAGGGCCAAGTTTCTTGGCAGTAGTTCGCGCAACTACACCTGCACTTTTACCAAGACCAACAGCATCCATTCCTAAAAACATAGTGTCAGCCAATTGCTCCTTGCGCCCGGTCTTGATCATTGGCACACTGGTCATCTCAGGCACTCTCATCGGCGCGTTGCCATAAGCCCACTCTTCAAGCTCTTCTGGCGACTTACCCATAAGCAAATCACCCACACCCATACCACCCAACAGCGGCACAAATTGTTTGATCTCGTACTCGTTGGCCAGATCACGCACACCACGCACAAAGTCAGCCACGCCGCCCATGACTGGATTGCGCGGCGTTGGGCCAATGGTTGCCCCAGCATCTGATACGGTTCCTGATGGGCCTGCAGCCATCAGCACATCACCCTCTTGTCTGCCGGGCATGGTCTTCTCTGGCATACCAACAAACATCTGCTCACCGTGCGGTGTATTGAAAAACATTGCTTGGCCATCGTCTGTGTCTTCAAGTGTGAACTCTGCATCATCAAGCGTGGCTCTCTGCATCAACCCTTCGCGAACACCGGGCGTGCTGATGTATGCGTCAAAGTTGTAGATGTCATCAATCGTGGGTTGCTTGCTGATCATTTTGCGCCTTCAACTTGTGCTTTGTTCTTGCGGTAGTTTTCAATTGCATTACGGGCTGGAAGTACACTGCTTTCTTTGGCCCCTCTCTTTACAGCTTTTGCAATTGCGGCATCTACAGCAGGCTGATTATTTAAATCAACGCCAGATAATTCAGGCAGTATTTGTTCTGCTGATTTTCTAGCAGTTTCTGCCACGCTTGAAAATGCACCAGACATTCTGCTTTTTGCTTGCGCGGCAAGTTTTTGCCCATAGTCCAAAATTGCTTCATTGCTAGGTGGGCGACCAGTCTTGTCGATAGTGGTAGCAAAATCGTAAAGCTGTTGTGTTAAATCGTTGCGTACCGATGTGGCCAGCTGTCTTGCGTTGGCATCAGCAAACTCAGGGGGCAGGCCAGACTCTTGAATACCGACCTGTGAATTTATTCTTCTTACGCCAGCGTTAATTGTGTTGTTGGGGTTAACCACCATCGCTATCAGTTTTTCTTTTGTCTCTCGAGTAAAAGGGCCGCCGACAATTTCCGACACCGTTGCCGCTCCTATAGCAATACGGGCGTGCACCTTACCAAGCGCGTTAAGGTTGTTTTGCGTTTCAGCTGGTTTAGAAAACTCTGTTATAAAAGAACGGGCCGAGCTAATTAACGATGGTGACACAGGCAACCCATCAAGCTGCTGAAACAAGCCATTCATTTCAGATGGAGTCTTTGCCATATAAATCTTGCGCAAGATGGTATTGCCTTGCTGCTCAGACGCAAACAAATTATCTGTAATACCTTGCTTGCGGGCAGATACAGCCGCACCAAAATTATCACGCACGGCTTTCTTTTCAGCTTCAGTCATGCCTTGCCACACAGCTGAATATTTTCCAAGGTCACCTTTTAAAATTCTCTCAGTGCCAATGTTTGGGTTGGCCATAAACTCTTCGCTCAATACCAATTTGGTGCCAACATTGATTTTTTCTTCGCTGACCATTTTTTCAAATTTGTCGCTGTATTCTTTTTGTATTCTTGCGTCACCTAGTGTTGCTGCTTTGTAAGCCGTGCTTGCGCGATGTACGGCAATAAGATCTTCGATTGATCTTTTTGGCTTTGTAAAGTCATCAGTTTCAATTGTTCCAACTTGATCTTTTGTTGGCGACCAGAAGCCTCTTTCAATCTCAGCTCTTATGATTTCTCTTTTGTTATCAAAGTCAAGATCAAATTCAATTAGCTTGAGTTGTTGCTGTTGCTCCGCTTGTTTTTCATATGCCTTATTCATCACCGTGTTGCCATGAGTCAACATAGTGGCGCGGAACTTGATCATTGCTTCTGGATCAATTTTTCCTAATTCAGATTTGCTGTAGCCATTGATGACTGCGTCAATTTTGCTCTGCACTTTTTCTGGCGTAGTGCTGCCAGTGTTAATCTCGGTCAATAACTTTGCCAGTTCATTGCGGCCTTCTTTTTCAAAATGACCTGCAATTTCAATGCTTCTGGCCTTGGCCACAGCTTGCGCAAAATAACCAAAGGATCTTGTTGTTGGTATTTTTAAATCTGGTGCATCTCCTTTAGCAAGCAGCAGCTGCGCATCACTTAATTCATTTTCACGCGCATATTGCAATCCCTCTTCGGTACGCATTTTTGCGCCAACTTCCAACGTACTTGCAGTCATGCGATCAATAATTTGAGCCAACTGGTTGGAGGCTTGCGCTGCTACACGCGGCCCAATGAAGTCAACCTGCTGTGGTTGAGGCTGCACCATAGGCACGCCACCGGCACCACGCAGCTGCATCTGTCCTGATTCCAATCGTTGTGTGGCCATGTTTTATTTGCCTTCGCTTGAAATTATTTTGTAAGCCTCAACACCACCTCTGGCCAATGTTGCGCCAGCAAGCATACCGCCAGCTTTACGCGCAGTAGAACCGGCATATTGGAACTGACCAGCTTGGCTTCTTGCGCTGTACAGGCTGAGAGTGTTTTGTATGTCAGTAGACTGCAGCATGGCGCTGGCATCCTCAAACCCCAGCACCCTAGCAGTCAGCGCATTCAAGTCTGCGATGTTGACATCGCGCATGACAGCTTCCACGTTTTGGCCAATTACATTTTGAATTGACCCACTGCCCAACGACACACCACTTGCAGCCGCCCTTGCACGCATGGACGCATTGGTGGCTCGCATATTCTTAAGCAAAGTGTTGCCAGCAATCGTGTAGTTCTGGGCTTCAAGCTCAGCCTTCTTGACTGTGCGGCCAGCTTGGATGGTGGCGTACTGCTCGGAAAATTCAGCACGCACTTGAGACACGGCCAGCGTGTCACGCGCCTGCAGCAGGTAGCTTGTTTGCTGGTTTATCGCTGCGGCTTTTTGCGCCTCGGATTCGCCATAAGCGCTAATAAGAGCGCCTGCTCCAACCATTTGTCCGGGGGAGGGGCCGGGGGAGGGGGTTGTTGCCATGTCTTATGTTCCTGAGAAAACAGCGACTCGGTAGTCCAAGCCAAGCAGGTTCATCTTGACCGGCAAGTCTTGGGATACCTCAATGGACTGCTCGCGGCTGTAACCAAGCACGCCATTGATGCGCTTGATGCCGGTGAACTCTGGTATAGGGTCGTCCAGCAGCGGGTTGTCAAACAACCGAAACGCCACCGGCTGATTGTTGATGATCATGTTCTGAGTCTCGTTGACCACTGCGCTGATTTCCACAATGCGCTTCTTGAACGACACCCGGCTGCCGGTTTGCAGCTTAACCTCGGCAGGCATGGTCTTGACGTAGACCGTGATTGGCAGGCCAACCTCATAACTGGTCACTGACTCGCGGTCAAAGGTCACAGCGCCACCAGCACTTACAGTCTCATTACCTTGTGGTGAACCATCGCAGATCACGTTGAGCGACTTACCAATGTGCGGCAGGCCAGATCCAACACCACCCGCAGATCCACCAACAAACGCGCAATCGGTGAAATACTCATAGCCAAAGAGCTCAATGAAGTACCTGTCAACGCTGTTGAACGTGCGCTTGGTCACCACATAGATGGCGTTCACATCCACACCCACATCGATGTAAGAGCCATCTGTGATGAACTCAGACGGGCTGGTAACCTGTTGGCTGCGCATGATGCTGAACACGCCCATGGTGCCGTCATCAGTGTTGGTCATCAACAACAGGTCGGCTTCCTCTGTGCTGGATGCCTTACGCAGGGCAACCCGCTGCGGCCCCTTGAGCAGGTGGCCAGACAGCAGCGAGATGCGCTGGGTGATGTAGGTCAGCTGCGTGTCGTTAAACACAAACTCATTGAGTGACTTGCCTTGGCGCTGAATGTAGATCGATCCAGACTCAACCGATTGCACGCGAGTGCCGGGCTTGATGCCATTGCGACTCACGTTCTTGAATGTAAAGGTCAGCGGCGTGACTGGATCAGTGCCCTGCTGCGGCACATAGAACTCACCGCCAGAGGTGAACACTTGAAAGTCACGCGAGCTGATGATGTCAGTGATCACGTTCAAATCGTTGGTGTCCAGCGTGGCCTCGACCGCGTCATCATCCAGCGACTCGCTTGGCACAAAGTCAAAGAACAGGCCGATCTTGGAGCCCCAGATTGTGGATGGCCGCGACTTGCTGCCACCAAAGTAGAGCCTGCCTTCGTGGAAAGTCACGGTGCGTGGCCAGCCTTTGGTGCTTGACCACACATCCACATAGCCGTGCTCAAGCTCCCAGCGGCCACCATCAATGGCGGTGGTGTTAAAGAATGGGTACTCTGTCACCGCCTCAACCACTGTTGAGGAGACATACCGCACAATCCTTGCGCGACCCTGCGGCTGCGCGTTGATGTACTGGTTGACAGACAGAGCTGAAAACGTGGTTGTGGTGTAGGTGCTTGTGCCGTTTGGCGTGACGGTGAAGGCCTCGCCGACTGTCGCCACCTTGGTAGTGCCGTTGTAGTCCTCAATCAATCGCGTTTGGCCAGAGCCTGTGCCGCCTGTGATGTTGACGTACATACCGTTGTAGATGTCATCGGTCGCACTTGCTGTTGCTTTCAGCGTCACAGTCAGGCTGGTGCCTGCCTGCAATGTGCCCGAGTCATGGTGCGTGGTCGATGCCGTCAGCGTCACATTGCCAGACACGGCAGACGGGGTCAGCGTTGATCCAGTGTTTGTGTGGAAGTCAATGTCGTATGCATACTTGGGTATTGAATCAAACGTGATTGATGTGGCAGTCCAAGCGGTGTCGCTGGTTCTGGTAATGCGCACCGGCTGCAGATCTGGATGCACCACGATCAATGTGTCGGCAGACTGAGTCCAGCACATATCGTCAACGATAGAGCTGCCAATGGTGGTGGTCAAATAATTGTTGCCACTGCCGTTGATGTTGGCTTGCACCACGCCATTCTTGACGACATGCATGCGGTTGTGGGTAAAGCACAGCATGTAGCTGTCGTCCACAGAGAACTGGAATGACACCAAGCGCACGCCGTTGCCAGCTGACTCGGTGCCAGTGTGCGGCAGCGCAAAGATGTGCTTGCTGCCGGGCCTACGGCGCAGGCCACCTTGCGGCTGGATCAGCACGTTGGTGGCCTTGGCCAAAGCGTTACCGTATGCGGCCAAGTCAACCCGCGCACGCAGCAATGGGTCGAGCTCGCCTGTCGCAAAGTTGGTGGTGAACTCTACAAAGCGTGGCATCAGTTCCTCACCGCAATCAAGCTGTAGTCTTCGATGATGCGCATTGGGTTGTTCTGGCCATCAATTTGCATGGCTTGGCGCATGTAGCCACCACGGCCATTCTCAGATGGGTCACCTGTGGCCACACGCTGCCATCTGGCAGACTTGTCTTGCTGCTCGGTAATGGTCTCCGCAATGTGCCAAGCCACCATGTACTTGAGCAGCTGCACAAAGTACTGGGGCATTGCAAACTCTGGCACGCTGAATTGGTAATCAATAAAGACGCTGGTCAGGTTGGTGAGCAGCTTGTCGCCTTGGATTTCCCAGTCCTTTTGCACTGGGCTGCCGGAGTTGGCGCTGTTGTACACGGCGCGGGGGTTGGCTAGTTTGTCGCCCGGCAGCTGATACTCATAGCGCCAGACAGTTGTTGGGGTGGTGATGAGCTGAGCCAGCTGCACCTTCTTCATGCCAAAGCTCCACGGGTACATGACCAAGGTGGAGTCGCGAATATCGGGATAGAGTCGGTCGCAAACGCTTGACTCGTCGGTGCCGTCGTTAAAAGACGAAATAGCCTTGGCACCAATCAGGAGCAAGGCATCAGAACATATCGATACACCAGTGTCGCCAGCAGCCATTTGAACCTCTCAATGTGAGAAAGGCCATCCTCCGAGGATCCTCAGAAGATGGCCTAGCTAACTGACCATCAATTAGTCAGTGTCAGTTGCGCTTACGGTTGTGCCGTCAGCAATGTCAACCACACCAGCTGAAGACACAGCGTTGACGTAAGTCAACACTAGGCTTGGGGTAGTGGAGTCATAGACAAAAAGAATGTCACCGACTTTCAACAGCGATGCAATGCTGTCAAAGTAGCTCACAGTGTTAACCGTGGCTTGGGTATCTGCTGTTTTGTACAGATACATTGATGGTGCATTGCCAGATTTGGCAGCGCATACGGTTACAAAACCAGTGCTTGAAAATGCCATGTCAGTCTCCTAGATTAAGTTTCACGGCAGGTGATCTTGACGATACCTTCATCGTCAATGGCAACAGCGCCAGCACTGAAGACCTCGTTCACCAACCAAGAAGTCTTCTCAGCGATGTAGTTGATCTCAGTTCTCATGGCAATGCCTTCACCGTAGCCAACTGCATCCTTGTGGAATGCAAAGCAGCTGCGATCAAGTGAGGCATCAATAGCCAAGCCGCCTTCAGAGCGGTCACCCAAGACATGGAACGTGAAGCCCAAGTAGGTGTTGAGCTCGCCCTGCACCAGCGCTTTAACGCTGTTGAAGTCGGAGCTGGTCACGCTGGTCTCAGACAGCAAGTTGGCCAAGCCATTTGCGTGAATGATGATGTTGCGGCCATCGGGTGGAACATTGTTCTTGTCCATTAAGCGCTTAGCTTCGCGCAGCTTGGTAATGTTCATATTGGTGTTTGAGCCGCCAATGCTGTTAGCCACTGTCAAGCTGGTGCTTGATGCGGTAAGTGCATCCAAAATCATCTGATCTTGGCGACGGCCCATAGCGCCAGCAACAACTTGCACC